AAAGGCCAACTATATTCTGCCTGATTAATATATCTGATTGCGGCATTGACAGCATCCTTACTGTGTGCATAAAAACCTGTAGCACTAGCAAAGTTACTTGAAGTCAACTCAACTTCGTTTACACGCCTGTTGATTTCATTTACAAGTTCAAGAAATTCATATGCCATTATTTTTCTCTTATTACAAGTTTAACGGTACGTTCTGCAACACTAGCTGTATTATCTGTCATTGTACAAGTAAATATGTATTCTCTATTTAGTACACCACCACCTACATTTATTGTAGCAACAGTGGTTGTATTAGTTTGAGATACATTTTGTATGCTATCTGTAACTGCACTGCTTGACGCAGTAGTTAGAGTTTGACCAGACGCTAGTGTAGTCTTACCTATCTCAGATGTTTGCACAGACCATACAACAGTATCAATTGTGTTGCTTCCAAGAAACCTTGACCAGTCTATGCTATAATCTAATGTTTCATCAGGGTCTTTAACAGGCCAACGAAATGACATTTATATCTCCTATGCAGCTTTAGATGCTCTTGCTCTACGTTCTGCTGATGTAGAGAAGCGTTCTACATACACTAATCTAACTTCTCTTTGTACATAAACTGTACGTTCTGATGCAGTTTGTGTAAACCCTTCTACATAAACTGTTCTATTTCTATCGTATAACTCTTTGACTGCTTCAAAGTCAAAAGCTACACCTGTTGCTGTAACTATGCCTTCATCAATAGTAGCTGAAACACTATCAAGTATTTTCTTAATGTTAACTTGCAGTGTGCCTATAGCACCTGTAGCATTAACACTTGCTATTACTTTATCAAAACTTAAAGCTAGTGTGCCTACACCACCAGTAGCCTCTACACCTTCTAAACCAGCAGAAGTAGTAGTTGTTACAGAACCAACAGAAATTGTAGCAGATACAGATTCTAATGCTTCTAGTGTTCTTGCTTCAATTATGCCTACATTTGATGTAGCACTTACACCTACAATTGTGGGTGTTACACCTACGCCTACATTACCTGCTGAACCTGTTATTACCTGAGAAGGTATATTTTCTACTATGTTTTCTCGTGTAGTTCCTAGTGAAGCTGTAGCATCCACACCAGTAGGTTTAGCTGTTAAATTTTCTTGTATAGTTCCTAGCGCACTTGTAGCTGATACTCCAGTAGTTATTATTTCTTTAATATCAACTTCAAAACCGCCAACAGTTACAGGTTCAATTGCACCTGTAGCACTTACGCTATCTACTATTTGTGTTACACCAAATCTAATATTTACACTATTAGTAGATGCTGTACCACTTACCCCTGTAAGTATTTCTGTTATATTTGGTTGTAGTGACGGAGTATTAGTTGTGCCTGAAGCACCGTTTAGTTCTATGGTATTTGATATTGCTACTGTACCAATACTACCTGTAGCTGATACACTATCTAATATCTCAGTAGGTTTATCTTCTACTGTACCAACTTCACCTGTTGCCGTAACACCAGTTAAAGTGACACTATTTCCTATATTAACAGTATTTGTAGAACCAGTAGCAAATACGCCAGATATTATTTCTGTAATGTTAACAGTGAGTGTTCCGATAGTGCCTGTAGCACTTACACTACCTATTAACTTACGTATACCACTAGTAACATCTATTGTGCCTAGTATAGCGTTAGCATCTACACCTGTTGCTATAATCTCTGTTACATTAGGTTGAACAGCAGGTGTATTTGTTGTACCTACAATTCCATCAGGACCTACTGTATTAGCTATTGTAAATGTACCGATACCACCAGTAGCACTTACGCCTGTTAATACTTCAGTTGGTTTTTCTTCTACTGTACCTACAGCACCTGTAGCTGATACACCTGAAGGGCTAACAGTGTTAGCAATTGTAAATGTTCCAACTGCTCCTGTAGATGTTACACCCGTTAACGTGGTTGTAGCTTTACCTGTAGCAGTTACAGTGTTTACTGCACTAGTAGCACTCACACCTGTTAATGTTGTTGTAGCTTTACCTGTTGCTGTAACAGTACCTATAGTACCAGTAGCATTTACGCTGTTTAATGCTTCTGATATATCAACTTCAAATCCACCAATACTGACAGATTCTATAGCACCCGTTGCTGATACACCGTTATTTATGGTAACAAAGAATAAACCATATTTAGCCGTACCGTAAACCGCACTACCATAGTTAGCTTGATTTATAGTAACGGACATACCGTATTACTCCTTATGCTATACGAATAATAGCAGTAGAAGCACCAGCGGCAGGAAATTCAATAGTCAAGTCACCAGCAGTAGCACTAACTGTTCCACCAAAATCTATAACAGCAATAGCTGAATTTGAGTTGGCAGTGTTATAAATAATACAACCATCAGCAGATACTGTTACATCTGAAAATACTTCATCAGCAAAGTCAACAATAGCAGTTGAGCCTGACAGTGAAATTGTTGCACTACCTAATGCTTGACCACCAGCACTATATCCTGTACCTGATGCCTCGTCTGAGTTACCAGTTACATCTGAATAGTTAGTTGTTGAAGCATCATATGTACCACTTGGGGATTCTTTAATAAGCGCAAGTTTAATTGAATCGGTATCTAAATCGTGTAAACCGCCAAGTAACTCTTGCTTAAAACTATTGCACATTGCAGTTGTAATAGCCATTTATTTTCTCCATATAAAATGTTAAGTGTAAAGGGGCAAGTTGCCCTGCCCCCTTATGTTAATTAAGCAAGTGTGTCACGGTCTACTTCATCAGCAGTACGTGGAGCATCCATGTCTACAACAAGTGCAAAGACACGAACTTTACCAGCAGTACCAGTACCAGTGACAGTTGAAACAACGTCAATAGTATCGGCAGCAGTTGTTCCTTGTGGAACAGCCGCTTCTGTGATGATGTCATTTAGTGAACCAGCTTGAAGGTCTAGTGCAGTCACGATATCTGCAGACCCAATTGATAGGTCAGCAACGTGAGCAGATGAACCAGCACATGCTTCAGTTACAACACAACCAGCAGAAAGTACCAAACAATTAGCAGGAATGCTAATAGCAGTTACTGTGCCAGATGCAGTAGGAAGAGTTACTTCAGCTTCGTATACACGAACACCTTTAGCAACGGATTGTGAAAGTACAGCCATTGTTAAGTCTCCCCTATGCCAAGTTGTAGATTGCGTTTACAAGACCTTCAGGACGAAGTATCTTGCGACCATACAAGTGCATACCACGTACAATGTCAGCAAAGCTGTCAGGGTCACGATATGTTTCAGTCTTGTTGATTTGCTCTGCAGTAGCAACAGCGGAATCATGTCCAGCAACAATCACACCGTAGTTAGATGCATTCATACCACCTGTTGTGGATGAACCTGTTCCAACTGATGGAAGGTTGTTAGATTGATAAATGCGGAAACCATGCAAGTTATTTAAAACAAGACCGTTCTGCAATCCAGAACCACCGAAGTCTGCATTTAGAAGACGTGAATCTTCGTCCTTTAGAACTTCAATAAATACTGGGTCAACGACCATCCAACGACCTGTTGTGTCAACATTCTGTTGGTCTAGCAAACGTGACATACGTGCAATAACCTGTAATGGGTTTGCTTCACCATTACCTGTAGGTACAGCACCAGCACCAGTACGTGGAAGGATAGAGATACTCTGTCCAGCTACGCCTGTTCCTGCAAAGTCTGTAGCGTCTAGCTTCATACTTGCAAGTAGTTCGTCAGAACCTGCAGTTGTTACAGCTTTTGAACCGTTTACAACGTCATTGGCTGTGTCAGCATTTGCATGTAAAGCAGACTGCTTGAAACCTGACAAGTAGCCAAGAACGTCTTGGTCAAACTGGTCAGCCAAACGGTATGCCGCACGGTCAGATGCTAGTGATTGGAAGTTCACATGTGAATGTGCTTCTTCAATGTCATCAACCTTAAATGCAAAGTAGTTAGCTTTGTCAATTGTTAGGCTGAAGTCTTCATCGTCTAGGTCTTGTGCAGTGATTTGTGTGCCACGTGCATAAGCCTGAACTGAGATTTCGGGTTCTTTGATAATCTTAACGGAATCACCCATGTTAGCAATCTCACCGAAGTAATCGGAGTTTGAAATTGCTTCAGCAACGGCAGACTTGCGGAAAGCAAGTTGTACCTGTTTGCTGTAAATAACTGGGCTAAAATTACCGTTAGGAAGATTACCATACCCGGCTGCGGATGTAAATGCCATGATATGTTCTCCTAAGTTATTAGCATTGTTACAGATACAAACTCACAAGACTATTAGAGGCTAACTTCATTGGGTGTGCATTCAGTTAAGGTGGCCGCCTAAACTTTCAACAGGCCAAATTCATCAGGTAATCCGAAGACTTTGTTCGTTTGCTGGAATTTGTGTAGACAGATAGCTATTCCATCTACACGTGTTGACTATAGTTATACTGATAAATATTTCTTTGTCAACAGTTTTTATCTAGCAGAGCCAGATATATCATAGATAAACTTACCACTACGGATAGCTTCCATGATTTCGTCAGATTGCTTCTCATATTCTTGAGGAGACATCTTTTGTACTTGAGATTCTCTTAGATAGGTAGAAGCCTCATTCTCTTGTGGCTTAGACCTCGTATTTTTCGTGCTAATCGCTTCAGCAGCACCTTTAGCATTCTTGCTTGGTTTTGCTTTGCTAATATTTCTATCTGACTTATATAAGTCAATTGCTCGTGCGGCAGATTTTGCATCGTTGTCATTCTCGTATAGTGCCTCCTGCACCCATTTAGGTTGTTCTTCTGCCCACTCGTGAAAATCTTCACTGTCTCTGATATCCCCAAAGTCAGGATGTATTCTCATCAATTCGGCTTCTGCTTTCTCCTTGGTAGCCGAAACTTGCATTTCATCAATTGCTTTCAATCTTTCTTCTAAATCACTAGATTGTTCTCTAGCTTTCTTTATAGCAATTGTTTCTACTATTTGTGCTACATCAGGATATTCTGCTGCCCATTTTTCAATGTCCTCATCGGACTTAGGCAACTTCATTTCTTTTTTAGTAGCTTCAGATAACTGGCGTTTTAAATTCTCCAGTTCTGTTTTAAATTCTTCAGCTTGTTTTTGCTGATGCCTACGTAAGTCAGAATATCTTTTCTTAAAAGTTTTTTCTTCTGCGTTAGTAGGTTCTGCTTCTTCAGGTTCAGCAGTTTCTACTTCACCCTTCTGTTCTTTCATTAATTGCTCTAACTCTTCCTCATCACGCTTTATCTTTTCTTCTTGTGAGTAAGGCTTAGATACAAATGCTTTTTTAGTTTGTGGCTTCATCTCTTCTGCCATGATTGCTTCAGACATATAATGTCTCCTATGCTGGGGCTAACCGTAGCCACTGTCGGGTGGGGAGTTAGGTAGCCAGTTAATGTGGATTAAGTTTTAGAGGCTAATCCACCTGACCTCATCTGTTTAGGCTTTGGTTTAGACTTTGATGCTAAACCGCCTGAGTTGTATTCTCTTTCTTTATCACGCATTATACTTGCTGTAGCCCTTTGCGCTCTCTCTATAGCTTTTTGAGTGTCTTCTCTTTCAGAAGCAGATTTTTTACTTTGCGCTTTTTCAGTTGCTTTACGTAATCTAGCTGTATCTGATTTTTTCTTTTCCTTAGTTTTTTTACTTTGTGCCGTTTTTTGGGCTTTTCTTACCGCACTTAATGAAGCCGTATCTTTTAGTTGTGCTTTTTTATCACCTTCAACTTCTTTAAATGCTCTTTTTCTAGCATATTCTTCTGGGTTTAGTAGTCTTTCTTCTCTTTGACGTTTTAATGCTTCTTCTCTTCCTTCGTCAAACATACTCGTGTATACGTTATAAAATTTCTGATTTATTCCACCTTCTTTAGATAAATCTAAGTCAGGCGTGTCTTCTGGATTTAATGCGTATTTTCTGGCATCAGAACCAAAAAACGCTAACCCCCCTGTAAGTGGGTCTAGGTATTCACCATTGTCACCTATAATATAACCTGTTGCTGTTCTAGTTCCCGGCTCTAATTTACCTGTTATTGTTGAAAAAGAAAATGGATTTGCAGGAGTAGTAAATTCATCATATAAAGATGAAGCTGCGTCTACTCTACGTTTATCTTTTCTCATTTTTAATTTTTCATCATCTGTTTGACCACCATCATCATCCCTTACACTTGTCTGACCAACAGTAGGTGTTACAGATACTTGTTGTGCTTCAGGTGCATCATATTCACTAGCCAACACAAAACCTTCGGGTAATTGTGTTACACCGGGAATGTACGTTATACTTCTACGTTCTCCTGTATCTGGATTAATTATCTCAACTAGTTGTGGTGCTGATTCTGGTGTCTGTACTACACCGGGATATGATACATCTTGCATTTGTTCAGGAGTAAATGTAGGTACTGCCTGTTGTGTAGCTGGGGTATAAGTTGGAGCAATAGGTGTTGTTGCTTGCGTAGGCTGTTGTTGCACTGTAGTTGTAACAGGTGCTTGTGGCTGTTGAACAAAAGATGTAGCAGGTACTTGTGAAGGTACAAACCCTGCAATACCAGTAGCAGGTCCTGTCAATCCACCTGTTGCCATTTCTACTGTGTCATTATTATACTCTATT